TCCATATATTCTGTTCTTTTTTGAACACCATATGGATCTTGAGAAAAAGCTTTTATATCATAAGTTCTTTCAGCTATACCGTTTACAACTATATCTACAAACTTAGGTATAATTGGAACTGGTTTCCAGTCTAAATTTAAATAGGACAAATCGCCATTTATAGACAACTCATCCTTATATTTTTGTATTGACTGTTCACCTCTAGCGTACAGTCTTAATTGATGAAAGTTATTAAAGTTACTTCTATATCTATTTCTATTAGTACCTCGGTCTTCGTTGAACCATTCGGTTTCTATAGCTTTAGCTACTTTTAAGCCGTACTCATAGCTCAACTTCTCAACATCGCTTACGACTTGACTAGGAAAGTAATTTTTTTCAACAGAATCCGCCATATTTATTTTTTAATTATTTTAGACATATTTCCATTATTAGAGTATTTAGAAATATGTATATTTAATTTTGGTTTTTCAATTTTAGCATTTGGTCTGTACAAATGTCTATTACAAGCCATTATTGCTAAACCACTACTTATAGTAGCATCGTGTTTTGTTCTTTTGTTTATATCAAATCTAGACCAATCGTTTAACAACTCGTTAAAATATAAATCACCAAAACTACCATCTTGTTTTACACCTACATGTTCTTGTATGTACATCTCAATTGCCGCTGCATGAGCTTGTTTTATATCTTCACTAGAGTTTGGTATACCACCAACTTCTTTTTCTGCTACAGATAATTTATTCCAAATTTTATCTGGTCTGTTCATACTAAAACCTCTATAACCTCTACGTCTTAAATAATATAAAAGTCGAGGTTTATTGTTCTCTGCTAGTATTGGCATGCCATAAAAAACTAGTGACATCAACACATCTTCAAAGAATATTTCAGCCGTAGGTGGCCTTGACAAGTATTCTAAGAAAAAGCTATTAGCTGGAGCGTCCTCCATGCTGAACTTTGTTAGTCCGTGTAAAGCTCCTTTAGAACCTTGACCATCTACGGTTCCTGATATGTCATACGAGTCACAACCAAATGCGCCCATATGCTCGTTACCAGGATATTTTATACCATTTTTTATTATAACGTTATTTTGAAGTTCGTGCCTTGGCGTCCAACTAACTTTAAATCTACCTTTTGGATCTGGATAAAATATAACTTGTGAATCTTTTATTCCATTTACCCACTGAAAATTACCTTTTGTAACACCCAGTGTTTTAGCCATTTCTTCGTTATAGTCTATTTGTTCGTATATTTTTATTAAATTAAATATACTATTTTTTGTTTCATCTCTAAACGCATGTTCAGTTGTTCTTGGAAACTGACGATAAAACTCATTTAAAGCGTCTTGGTCTGATTTTAAACCATCAGCTTCATTTTGCCAATGGTCTATTACACCTATGTCTATTAATTCACCGTCTGGGGCAAGGACATCTGTGTCAGGTGTATTAAATACTGGAACTCCGTGCTCATCAATAAATCCTTCGTAGTTCCATTCCATTGGGATAAACAAAGAGTATAAACCAGACTTTGTCTGGCCATTTCTATTTCTCTTAGTGACATCTGATGCGTTGTATAGTTTTTTAAAATTGTCTCCACCTTTGTCTAATGCGTTTGATGTTGAGCCCATCATACATTTACCTATAATTCTACTACCTAGTCGTAAACATGTTTTGGTTACTCTCCAATTATTTAATATATTATCGGGTCTTTCCCATTTACCACTTTCATCATGTACTAGTAACGCTAGCTTTTCACCGTCATAACTATTATCTCCTGTGTTTTTCCAGTCAATAGTAGTGTCTAGCCCTTGTATATCTTCTAGCTGTTCGTTAGCTGTTATTTTTTTTCTTGTAAACTTACTAGCTGGTACTCTATATGCAAGCTCTGATTTTGGCCTGTCCATACCATCTTGTATTGGTTTAAAGAAAAACGGATAATTAATACTAATAGGTACTACTTTATCTGTAAACATTTTTTTAGCATCAGCACCTGTTTTAGATAATATCCCATATCTACTATCACTCGATATTGTAGCTAAATTAACTGTTTCTGCTGATGACATAAAAGAAAAACCACTACGTCTGTTTTTTAAGTAACACATACCATAACAACGTTTGTCAGCTTTGCAAGCTTCCCAGAATATATAAAATAATCTATTAGCTTCTCTAAAGTCTGGCGCACCTACATCTATTTTACTCCACTGCAAGTACATATAGTGTGTGCCTGTTATATATGTTGGTTTGTTATTGTTTGTAAACCAAAAACCTTCTTCTCTACGTTTAAACTCTTCGTCTATGTAATCAAACCATTGTTCTTTTTGTTCCTCTGGATATGCTCTCCAGTCAAATATATTTTTAAGCTTTGATAATTCTTTTGGTTGCTCTATCTTTACCCATTTGTTTAGCTCATGCTTGAACACTCGCAATGGCGTTTTTGGCAACGCAATTCGCAAATTTTGTATTTCAACGATTTCACCAATTTGACCAGTTTTTGATATAACGATAATATCATGTTCTTTATTATACCCATATTTCCATTTTTTAGATTTATTAAGCCTACTAATTGTAGTTTTTTTAACAGGCTCTATTGTGTTAACTAAATTTTGATCGTACATTACTTAGATCTACCTTCTGCGAATCCTTTAAAGACTTTTTTCTCTGCCTCTTCAGGTGTTTTGCCCTCAAGCATGTTTTCTTCTTCTTGGATTCTGTTAAGTATTTCAAATGCGTCAAATATAGCTAATTTTTTAGTAGCTGCAGCGTTTTTTAATCTATCAGCCGACACATCATCTTCTGTGTTAGTTATGATTTTTTCTTCTGCAACTTTAATTAGCTCATTGACAGCTTTTCGCCCAGCTTGGATTATATTCTTCTTCGTCTCCTTGATATTCATATTTAATTGTAATAAAATTTGATAAAACTCTATATAGTCTTTGACCATCAACTACAAACTCGTATTCACTATTTGGTCTAAATCCTATTAAATCACCTACGTTTACAGTTCCGTCAGAATATTTAACAATACCAATTAAAGGTCTTTCAAGTTCAATATTAAGATCGTTTTGTTTTTTTATAGGTTTTACAAAACAATATCCGTTTGGAGCGTGCCATTTGTTATCATTAAAACTACTACAATACTTAACTAAAAATATTTGATCATAGTTTACTAAATAAGCATTTTCGTTTATATAACTTCTACTGTTTTTTTCTATACCTTTAACGTTGTGCCACCTTCTAAATACATTATGATGTACTATTATTTCATCCCCTGGTTGTAGATCAGTTTGTATCATTTTAGGAGTAGATACTATTACAGCAACTCTATTTATATATTGATGATTAAAAACTTCAGTATTAAGTATTAGCTCTTTGTCACCAACTTTTTTCTTGTTATTATATCTTTCTCCTTTTGGTTTTACAACAAAGTTGTAAAGACTTTTCATTAATATTCTAAATTATATTCTATAGAAACAGCCATGTTTTTATTAAAATCTTTCCAGGGTAAAACATTGTTTCCTTTTTTAATATATATAGAATATTTATCTTTTTCTTCTATTATATCAGTAATAGTGTGTCCACCATAAACTTCTTGACCAACAGAGTAATGCATAGCGTCGTTTTTATAGTCTTTACCTACACTAATCTTTCTTATTAACTTTGCCATTTTTTGGATAATTTATTTCACCGTTTCTAATATCTATATCGTATGTACCGTATTCTTTTTCAAACTCCGTCTGCAATAAAGTCATTTCGTCTTTTAAACCAGCAATACTGTGCATTAACTCGTGTTTTTCTACTTCTAAATTACCTATTTTAAAGTTTGTTTTGTTTATACTGTTAACAACCTTTTGAACTCTATCTAGCTGTTCTTGTGTTATTTTTTCAGGTTTTACACCTTTTAATTCTTTAATTTTTTTACTTGTGTTTTTTGCCATTTTATTTAATTTAATTATTATTATAAGTTATGTTTTGTTGTTAGGTAGTCAAACATTAAGCCTAACTCTATGTCATTCCAATCATCAGTTCCGTTTAAGTAAAGTAAAACTTCATGTATTTTTCCATCAAAAAATCTATCAGCGTTTCTTACACCTAAAGAAGCAAACTCACCATCACCAGGATTTTTAGCTTGAGTGCCTTGAGCTAACACAGTACCGTTTTTGTAAAGTATTAAATTACCAGTAGCACCAGCTTCTCTTACTAATGTTAATAAAAATTTACCTTCACTAGAATGAAACTCATTAGCGTTACTTGGTGAAATTGATGTTGTAGTACCACCAAGTCTAATTCTAACATTGTCTCCACCGGATTGAAACTCTAAAAAATGTTGAGTATTATTTAAGCCTAAAATAGTCATATTACTACTTACACTTTCTATTTCACAAACTATACTAAGTATAAAACCATTTTCTTCTTCTACATCAATTTGACTAGCAAAATCATAATGATCACCTTCACCAGATTCAAAATCTAAAGCTCCAGATGAAGCAGCAGCCCTATCAATAGCTACTGATTGTGTAGCGTGATTATTGTTTCCACTTTTATCTTTCCACTCCGCTACATTTCCAGTTTCTATAGTTTGTCCATCTTCAAAATTTAGCCATAAAGCTAAACTACCTGTTTGTGGTAATACGCTAGGATCCCAACGTATAGCTTCGTAATTGTATTCAGCGCCAATACCTAATCCTAATACCATTATATACCGAAATAACAGATTATACCGCCGTCAGCATCTGCCGCTGGTGTTACGCTAGTCCATCTACCGTATATAGTCATACCTTTTGGAAAGTTAGCGCCACTTATAGCTATACCACCAAAACCAGAACCACGCTCATGAAAAAAGCCTACTGTTTGTGAGCTTACGTTATGAGCAGCTGACATTACAACTGTAGTTGCACCGTCATATGATACAACTTTAGTTGGGTTTGTTAAACTAACAGGTATATCTGTGTCTCCTTGTGACTCTATAATCATACCAGGTTTTATTAAAGCATTTGCACTACCTAAAGTTAAAGTAGTACTAGAACCAGATGTTGAAGCAGTCGAAGTAGTATCACCAGTGTCGTGAGCAGCTACAGCTGTTCCAATATATTCAGATGTACCTGATAATTGCGTAGGTACTTCTGCTGTTAATTCAGATAAAATATTATCTGCTAAAAATTGTATAGCTACTATAACCATACCTTTTGGTGGTCTTACTTGTGAAGCCGCATCTGTATGTGCGCTACCTAGTTGTCCAAAGCTATATGCTACCTCTGTTGAATTTTTTCCCATTTTATTTTTTTACTTTTTCTAGTGATCTACCGCCAAAATAAGCACCAATCACTGTTATTAATACTAATTGTAAAAGATCTACATATGAATCTTTTACGTCAAAATTTATAAAGCCTGCATCTATAAATACTAATAAAACTGTACTTATTACTAAAAATACTAATACTAAAGGTCTTATATTTTTACTTAACCACGAGTCACTATTCATATCAAGCTTCCATCTTTCAGTTACTTGCTTTTGCATCTCAGCTTCATAACCCATGATCATATCTTTTATTTTTCTTTCAGCATCTGCTTTTTCTTCTGCTGATGTATGTAGATTATCTATTACGCCACCTACATTTTTTATTAGTTCACCTGCTCCTGCAGAAAATATTTTACTTAACATTTACAATTTTTTTTAAATCGTCTACACTTTTTACAAATTTTCATATTTTATTTTTTAATATCCACCACCACCACCGCTACTACTACTACTAGAAGTAGAAGATGATTGTCTTCTTATTATTGGTTGTTGTTGAGCTCTCTGTACGGGTTGTTGAACCGTTTGTATAGGTTGTATTTGTTGTGCTATAGGAAGGCTTCGTGTTATATTTGTTGTTGGGGCAACTGGCGTGCTAATGTTTTGTAGAGTTATATTAGCATGACTTTCACCACTCATGTAACCAACTTGACCATTAACTAAATGTATATGGTAGCCTTTTATATTTCTTTCTCTACCCCATTTTAAAGCTTCTTCTAATCTACTGTAAACAGGTATTCTATCTATTGTTTTTATTAAACTCATTCAGCACTCATGTTAGCTTCGATTTCCCATGGAAATGTACCATCTCCAGCTGCTTTCCATTTTCCTTCGATTTTTATCATATCTTTACCATTTCTAGTCTCTCTAGGATGATACTCACCATTATACATTACGTGATCATCAGAATATTCTAGTTTACCTATTTTAATATCTGTTGCGTGTCTCATTTCGTGTATTAATGTTTGAGTCTCTTCATGACTACCAGGCTCAACCATATTGCTTATGTATATGCTACCATCCATATTAGCCTCACCTAAAACACCTTCGTCTAAGTCTTTTCTAATAATAGGCGTGCCTGTAACAGACGCTTCGTCGTTTTTAAACGAAAGTTTGTTTTTAATAACACCGTTAGTAGCAAAGCTACCTAATCTTGATCCTAGTTTAAAAGCCATTACATTTCACCTCTTTCTGCCATAGACGCTTTAACAGCTTTTTGCTGTTCTCTAGGCATATCTTTTACTTTTGGATTTTTTTTCATTGGGCTTATTTTTTTCAAAAAGCTCATAACATTGCTTTTATCACCCTCTCTGTTTGGTGTTGCTTTTCTGTTAGTAGGATATGGAGCTTCCATTCTCCAACTATCAGCATTCATTTTGTTTGTTTTCTTAAAAGGCATATTATCTATCTTTATCTTTAATCATATCATCTATAGCTTTGTTATAAACTTTATCTGTATACGATTTGTTATTATAAAATATACTTCTTTCTGATGTAGGTAAATCTTCTTCACCAAGAAGTATTCTGTAAATTCTAGTTATCATTTGACTACACTTAAAAGATGTTTTGAATATTGAATACATAATAGTAGTTCTGTTTCTATGCCTCCAAGTTTCTATCCAACCATCTCTTCGTAATCTCTCCCAACGGTTTTTGTCCCATGAATATGTGTAAGTACCGTCTAAAAACTCTTGTCGTGTAAATCTTTTTTTAC